AGGGCTCCAATGGGGTAGTGTTCTACTCCCGTCTCCATAGACGCCTTTACCTCGAAAGGAAAGTTGCCATGGGCGCGGTTACCAAGACAAGTACTGCAAGCATGATCGGAAAGATTGGTAGTTCACCTTATTCTCGTTTTCGAACTTATGTGTCCGAGAACAAGTGGGTGCCTAACAAAACTTCCGGCGGCTTCATCACTTTGCCTTCTGGTGACCGTTTCCGCGTAACTACCGCTAGGTCGCTCTTTACTGCTAAGGTCGCACCGAGCTCTGTTGAGACTCGGTCCGGCTTTTCAGTGACTGGGCTTCCTTATCTGGTGAATTCTTCACCCGGTGGTTACGACAGTGATGCCCCTATCGCTCCCCCCACAAATCAGGGGGACTTTACGGGCGGAACTGGTTGCTTGGCTAGGCTTAATACCTATCCGAATATAGCAACCATGATGGGCAACGAAGCTAAGACGAAAGCTCTCCTCAACATTGCCGACCAAAAGGCCGGTATTGGCGAGGATCTTGCAACCTTTAGACAGACTGTTCGCATGATAGAGAACCCTGGTTGGGGTCTTTATTCTCTGCTTAAATCCATGAAGGATGATCAGTCTATGCGTCGGCATCTTTCGAAATCGTTCCGCCAACTCTTGCGAGAAGGCGTCGATAAGAAGATAGCCGACAAATACCTTGAATACATCTATGGGTTTAAACCCCTTATGAGTGATATTCATGGTGTCATTTCCCTAATGAAAAAGTCTGGCGCAAAGCCTCTCTTTATCGTAGGGAAAGGTTCATCTCAGCAATCAGCTCAATGTAATCCCAAGACTTTCAGTCCCGGGCTTACAACTGTTCGTGTTACTGAGGATGCTACTGTTCGCTTCAAAATATGGAGTCGTATCGACCCAAATCATGCAGGTCTCAGAGCTTTGAACCAACTTGGGTTGCTCAATCCAATCTCCCTCACTTGGGAGCTTGTTCCGTGGTCATTTGTGGTTGATTGGTTTGTCCCAATTGGGTCAGTCCTTCAAGCACTCTCGGCCCCGGCTGGATTGATATTCGTCGATGGATCTTTGTCATCCAAAGTAAAAGCCCAGGGTAGTTTTACCCACAATGACCAAGCTTATCCGGTTGCTACCGTGGTAAGTGAGGTTGTTGCTACAGGCAATTACATCTATGAAGGGTACACAAGAACTCCATTGAGTACTTGGCCCCTTCCTGGATTTTGGTATAACTCAGATCCCTTCACAGGAGATCGTCCGCTAAAGGCACTTGCCTTGGCGATTTCGAACCTGCGAAGATAGAGGTACCTTCCCGTACGAACACGTACTTTCCTCCAAATAAGGAGTATACTATGTCCGCAAGGGCTAATCTGGTCATCAATGACCGTGCAGCGACTCCCGTCGCTCACACTTACTCACCTGATGGGGACGACAAGAATGGCGTCCACATCTATTCCGAGAAGACCTCAGTGCCGGCGGGGAATCCCCGCTACACTGCGCGTCTCACTCGGTCGGGTGGTAAGTACCGTCCCACGCTGAAGCTGTCGATCCCTGTCGTACAGGTACAGACTCTCAACGGGATTAATAGCCCCGTTGTTGTCCGTACTGCCTACGCAGAGGTCAATTTCACGTTCGATGAACTTTCGTCCGCTCAGGAACGTGCCGATTGTGTTGGCCTTTTGGTCAACTCTCTCGCCACCGCCCAAACGCAGATTAACGATATGATCGTGAATCTGTCGGACATCTATTAAGATGTCGCGGTCGAACTCCCCTTTGTATCTTACGATACTTGGCGGGATAACCGTAGTCGCACTTGCGTTTACGGTTTGTTTCGTGTATCCTGAAAGGAACACCGAGTGCAGAAGCACCATTCGAAACGTAAGCCCCATTCTCGGTTCCGAAATTGGAACCCAAAGATTGGAGCGTCAGCCTCAGAGACCGTCCATGGAACTATCCGTTCCCTTGACGGAGGAGAAGACTTTGCGCTTTCCTACCTACGGGACTCGTTCCTCACAAAATTCTGTGATGAACGGCTTGTCTCCGCAGCAGATCGAAGGGCGAACGCCATTCGAAAGCTATTGGAGGTAGAACGCAAGAATAAGGAGTTTAACCTCCTTATTCCTTCCCGAGATCCTGGGTATAATATTATGCCCCGTGTCTCGTATGGGAGTTTTCTCCGATTTACTCGTAGGATGGCCCGTGATATCCTTGGTCCACTCCATGATGGAGTGGTCATTGGATCTTTCACGGGAGGAGCTTCGACGAGTCGCCGGCGAACTGAGAGCCTTCCGGCTCACAAGTTCATCGGCAAGGCTGACATAACCGGAACCGCTTGGCCCTATATCGATGTTTTGCATCGAGAAGTGCCATGGTTCAAGCAGTACGGTCTCTTCTCTTCATTCAATGAAGTTAAGGGTAACGTACTGTTCACCGTTCCAAAGAAAAGTGATATTGATCGCTGTGCTTGTAAAGAGCCAGATATCAATATGTTTCTCCAGAAGGGCGTCGGAAATCATATCCGCCGCCGTTTGAAACGGTTCGGTATCAACCTCAATGACCAGAGTCGTAACAGATCTTTAGCTAAGCTTGGGAGCGTTGACAGCTCCCTAGCAACTATCGATTTGTCATCGGCCTCTGATTCGTTGACCGTTGAGACTGTCCGTGCTATCCTTCCGCAAGAATGGTTCCTGTATCTCGATGATATCAGGTCCCACTACATGCTGATTGATGGTGAGGAACATCACAACGAAATGTTTTCCTCAATGGGAAATGGCTTCACGTTTGAACTTGAAAGTTTGATCTTTTTCGTTCTCGCAAGAGCCGTCTCTTACTTCGAGGGCATTTCGGGCATCATTTCCGTTTATGGTGATGATATCATAGTCCCTTCTGGGGCCTATGACATGACTGAATGGGTTCTCCGTGAATTTGGTTTTACGGTTAATCCCAGTAAGTCATTCTCCACTGGATTCTTTAGAGAATCCTGTGGCGGTCATTACCATACCGGAGAGGATGTAACCCCTTTCTACCTCAAGAAGGCAGCAACTCATTTGACTGATGTCATTCGAGTTGCAAACCAGCTTCGACTTTGGTCGATGACTGGCCCTTTTCGCCGTTATCAGTTCAATACCTACCAAACTTGGAAGGCTCTTGCTGATATGGTACCTGAGTGTTTTTGGGGTGGTTATGACTACTCGCTTGATACCCGACTGGTTACCCCTCCTGCACCTAGGCGCTCTTACAGGCTTGTAAGAATGTCCGAAGAACAGAAGGCTCCCCAGCTGGGTCTCTATGCGCATTGGCATAACTCTAATTGGAACCGCCTCTCCGATCCTGAAGGATCGGAGGACCCTGTGTCTACTAACCAAAAATGTAGACGCAAGTGGGCGAATCCAGGTGACCCGGTATGTCAGGACTGGTTCCTAGAGGAACTTGTCCACCACGCCGTATCCCCCGGTTAGGGGAGGGTCTTCCATGAGGCCCCAGCTCCCGCAATTCTTTGCGCGGGGGTATGGACCTCCCTTGGGCGTTTAGCCCAAGGCTATGGCTGCTTGCCATAGTGGACGAAATCTTAGGC